GATGCTAGTGGAGGAGTTAAAATTACGATTAATCTCGGGGGGCAAGAGCACCCAACAACCGTCATCGACGCAGACGACTATACCGAGGACAGACCTGTCGCTATTGAAAACGCTAAGTAAGTTTGATGAAACTAACGAAGCAAAAGTTGACACGCTAGTTGAGTACGAAGATATAGCTTATGTTTTACGAGAAAGCGGGTTATCATTTAAAACAAGAATAGTTAGGCACAAGAAAGGGCCTACGCAGTATTATGTAATTCTATTGGAGGAACTATAATGGCTAAACTATGTGCAAAAGGCAAAGCGGCAGCTAAACGTAAGTTTAAAAAGTACCCGTCAGCCTATGCAAACATGTACGCATCAGGCGTATGCTCGGGCAGAATAAAACCTGGAGGTAAGAAAAGTGGCACAAAAAGGGCTAAAAAAGTGGGTAGGTGAGAAGTGGGTTGATATAGCTAACCCAAGGTCTGACGGCTCGTTTCCTCCATGCGGTAGGAGCAAAGGAGAGAAAAGAAGTAAGTATCCTAAGTGTGTACCGTCTGCTAAAGCAAGAAGTATGTCATCAGGTAAAAGACGTGCGGCGGTTAAACGCAAGCAGTCTAAGGACAATTCATCTAAAGGTAAGCCTGGGTACGCAAAAACGTAATGGATATAGACTATACACCATCCAAGATATGTAAAGAATTTATGATGTCTGATGCAAGAATGCGGACATTAATGGGACCTGTAGGGTCAGGTAAGTCGGTAGCTTCTACCTTTGAGGTTATAAGAAGAGCCACTATGCAAAAACCTAACAAGCAAGGCATACGAAAATCAAGAGCTGCTATTGTTCGTGAGACAGCTAGACAACTACAAGATACAACAATTAAAACATTCCACGACTGGTTTCCGCCAGGAGTATGTGGTACGTACATGAGAACAACAAAGACTTACTTCTTTAAAGTAGGCGATGTTGAGTGTGAGATTATGTTCAGGGCATTGGATGATTCAGATGATGTGGCTAACTTAAACTCACTTGAGTTAACATTCGCATGGTTCAATGAGTGTCGGGATATTAACCCAGACATTGTAGATGCCATGTCAAAACGTATTGGTCGTTTTCCATCAGCTAAAGATGGAGGACCTTCTTGGTTCGGGATGTGGGGGGACACCAACCCTCCTACAATGGATACATGGTGGTATTATCAAATGGAAAAACTCGACCCCGTAGATGGAGTTTCCCTTAATGATAATGGGTGGGATGTATTCAAACAACCGTCAGGTAGGAGTCCGTATGCAGAAAACATAGAGAACTTGCCTGAAGGATATTACGATACGCAAGGTAGGTCAGATGAATATATCCGTGTGTACATTGACGGAGAGTATGGACTAAGTACTGCTGGGCAGCCAGTGTACAAGTACTTCAGACCTGACTACCATATGGCAGACCAAACTTTACAGCCCATAGTTAATGGAGTTAGACCGATTGTTATTGGTATGGACTTAGGGTTAACACCTGCAGCGGTTATAGGACAACAAGACCCACGGGGCAGAGTGCTTATACTAGACGAAGCTGTAAGCTTTGACATGGGCATACAAAGATTTATACGTACAGTTTTAAAACCTTTGATTATAGAAAAATACGCAGGCAGTCCTGTGATAATTATTACAGACCCTGCAGGAATACAAAGGGCTCAGACTGATGAGAGGTCAGCGGTAGATATAATAAAAGCCGAAGGCTTAAAGGTTATGTCAGCTAAGACTAATAATGTCTCAGCTAGACTTTCGGCGGTAGATGATTTTCTTATGCGTCAAGTAGATGGAGACTCTGCGTTCTTAGTAGACCCCAGATGTTCTAGGCTTAAAGCTGCAATGATGGGTGGATATAGGTTCCATAAGAAGAACGGAAGCATAGATAAGAACAAACACTCACACGTAGCGGAAGCTTTACAATACTTAATGTTACACATCAATACAACAGCAGAAGGATTTATGATACAGAAACGTGACGTTAAATCGGTTGCGTCAGGTGGTTGGACATGATACGTTCAAATAAAGTTGCTTTACTCATTTGTGCGACTTGGTAACTATTTTCCCTCATATGTATAGTTACTGCCTTTCTGGTTCCTCTGTTATTCATGATTAGACAGGGGAACCTTTTTATAGTATCGTTAAAATTATTTAGGGAGGTAAATTATGCCTGGATATAAAATGAAGAACGGCTCAAAGAACTATATGGTTAAAAGCTATAAAGATGGTGGGCTTGTCGAAACTAAAAAATATGAAGACGGTAAACTGGTAATAACACCAGAAGAAAGAGCTAATCTTTCAATGAAAGCTATGCAAAATTTTTTAAACGAAGATACTTCTAAAGAAGAGGTAACTGTAATAATAAAAGATTCTAAAAAGAATCCGAATAAATATACAGACATGATGGGCGTACCGATTAAAAAACCAGAGTCTAAATAAATTATGGTATTACAAGTAATAGGTAACGACGAGCTCGTTAAGAAAGAAAAGGAAGAAGCTAATAAAGCCATGGAAGAACGGCAGAATGAAGCAGTCATTTTAGGGCTTGCTTCGTATATGCGTGAATGTTGGGATGCTGCTAGACAAGCTAAAAAACCTATAGAAAATATAATGCTCAAAGGTCTTAGACAAAGGAACGGCGAGTATGAAGCTGATAAGCTTGCACAAATACAAGCACAAGGTGGTTCTGATATCTACATGATGATAACAGAAGTTAAGTGCCGAGCCGCTGAAAGCTGGCTTAGAGATATTTTATTAGACACAGGCACACCTCCATGGGATATACAACCCACACCCATACCAGAATTATCACCCGAACATTTAGAAGCAGTGCAAAATGCTTTTGCCGCAGAAGTAGTTAAACTTGTTGAAGAAGAAGGTCAAGCACCAACGGCTAATAAAATGGCTGAGTTAAAAGAAATGGTGTCTCAAAATTATAGATTTAAATTACTACAAGCTGCTGACGATAGAGCTAAAAGAATGAAGTTAAAGATATCAGACCAGTTTGCACAAGGTGGTTGGGCGGAATCGTTTAATGATTTTATTACAGATTTAGTTACGTACCCATGTGCTTTTATAAAAGGACCTGTAGTTCGTAGACAAAGAAGATTAGCTTACACTCAAAATGAGGAAGGCAAAACTGTTGTTGAAGCAGATGAAGTTATAGCTCCAGAGTTTGAACGTGTTGACCCATTTAGAATGTATCCAGAACCTGGGATTTCAAATATTAATGATGGGTATTTATTCGAGCATCATCCACTAAGTCGTATGGACTTATCCGATTTAATTGGTGTCCCTGGATATGATGAAGAAGCAGTTAGAAAAGTATTAGATATAGGTAATGGACAATCTTGGATTAACGAGGATGTAGAGTTAGCTAAAGATGAAGAGGAAAGAAAGTTTCATGCGTTTGACAGACCTACTGAAATATTTGATGCTCTAGAGTTCTGGGGTAAAGTAAGTGGTAAGATGTTAAAAGAATGGGGCTTAGAAGATGAAAACGAAGAAATAGATGAAGCCCGCGAATACGATGCTAATGTTTGGATTGTAGGTAACTATGTTATTAAAGCAGTGCTTAACTATGACCCATTAGGTGAAAAGCCTTATGCTAAGACATCATTTATTAAACACCCAGGAGGGTTCTGGGGTAAAGGAATACCAGAGATTATAGAAGATTTACAAGGTGTGTGTAATGCCGCAGCCCGTGCGTTAGTTAATAATATGGGCATATCAAGTGGACCACAGGTTGAAGTTAACCTTGAAAGGATTCCACCTAATGAAGACATTACACAAATGCACCCATGGAAGATATGGCAAGTAACTAATGACCCACTAGGTTCTAGTTCTCCTGCTGTAAGATTTACACAGCCCGATGATAATGCTAATACATTAATGGGTGTGTACGATAGGTTTGCTAAACTAGCTGATGACCACTCAGGCATACCGTCTTATTTACAAGGCGACATAAATGTTAAAGGAGCTGGACGCACAGCGTCAGGTCTTTCAATGTTGATGGGGTCTGCAGGTAAAGGTATACGCCAAGTAGTTATGCATATTGACAGTGATGTTATGAAACCAATTATTCATAGGCAGTTTGTGTATAACATGCGATATGATGAAGATGAATCAATTAAAGGTGACGTAGAGATACTACCAAAAGGTGCAATTAATCTCGCAGTTAAAGAAACTGTTAACGTCAGAAGAATAGAATTTCTTAACGCAACCGCCAATGAAATCGATATGGGTATCGTTGGTAAAGAAGGCCGTGCCTCGATACTTCGAGAAGTGGCTAAGAGTTTGCAAATGCCTGTGGATGAAATCGTTCCTTCTAGGGAAAAAGGTACTTATCTGCAAGAGTTGGCTGCGAAACAGCAGGTTGAGGCTCAACAAGCCCAACAGCCTCCGATGAAGAGCGGCACACCAACTCAACCAGATGGTAGCCCAAAAGGTGGAATGGATGGAAACACAGTTAACAACCGTAGCATTGGGAGTAAGTCATGATAAGACCAGACCTTAAAGTTGTTAATTCTCTAGCGACTGTTGAACGCCAACATACTGACATTGTAAAATGGTTAGAAGCATGGCGTAAACATGAGTTGGAGCAGCTACCAAATGTTACACAGAATGTGGCACTTGCACAGGGACGGTGTCAAATTCTAAACGAGTTAGTAGAACTCATTAAAAAGTCCCCAGAATATGCAGCAAAGTCATGAGACAGCTGTTAAATAACGCACACCAATAGGAGCGAAAACATTATGGCAATACCAAAGCAAGTTCAAAAACAATCTGAGGATGTACAAGCGTTGTACAAGGAACTCAATGGAGAAACAGAGAAGAATGCTAAAGAAGAAAGTGTAGAAGAAGTTGCACCAGAAGCTAAAGCTGAGACTGAGACTGAAGTACCCGTTGAAGAAACAACATCGACACCTTCCGACAGTGTAGAAGAACAAGCAACCAAATCTGATGCTGATGAGCACAGCACTTCAGATAGTAAACAGAATAAAGATGAATGGGAACAAAAGTACAGGACGTTACAAGGTATGTATAATAATGATGTTCCACGATTAAATTCGGAGAACAGAAATTTAAATAGCCGTGTAGCCCAACTAGAAACTTTGCTAGGAACAATTAATAAAGAAGAAAAAGCCGTTGAACCAACACCAGTTAAAAGTTTAATTACTGAAGACGATGTTAAAGAATATGGCGATTCTATAGATATTATGCGTAAAGCAGCAAAAGAAGAATTTGCACCAGAATTGGCTCGTGTAAATCAGTTGGAAGAAAACCTTAGACAGTTGCAGGCTGTAGTACCACAAGTACAGCAGTCTCAAAAATCGACTGAGGAAAAACAATTTTGGAATACGTTAACTCAAGAAGTACCTAATTGGAATGAAATTAATAGTAATCAAGACTTTCAGTCGTGGCTACTTGAAGTTGACCCTCTAACAGGTATTAATCGCCAAACCTATCTAGCGGATGCACAGCAAAAACTAGATGTTAATAGAGTGATTAAATTTTTTTCTACTTATGAACAGGCTACTGGTAATGCTAATGATGCTCGTGAAACCCGCAGTTCTAATTCAGAATTAGCAAAACAGGTTGCACCAGGACGAGGACGTTCTACAAAACCTACTGCTAGTGAAGGTAAAACATATTCTAGAGCTGACATTACAAAATTTTTTGAGGATGTTAGATTTGGTAAATATAAAGGCCGTGAAGATGAACGTGCAAAAAAAGAGCGTGACATTTTTGCTGCACAGCAAGAAGGTCGCATTGCGTAATTTAACAAACTAGGAGGCTATTATGGCTTTTGGAACATCACCAGGTAATCCAGCGTATACAGGAAACTTTATACCTGAGATTTGGTCTGGTAAGTTGATTGAGAATTTCTACGATGCTACGGTATTGGCAGCAATCTCAAACACTGACTACGAAGGAGATATAAGGTCTATGGGAGACACGGTCAATATCCGTACAACACCAGAGATTACTATCAAAACATACGTCAAGGGGCAAACGCTTGCGGTTGAAAACCCTGACAAAGCAAAACTACAACTTCTAATCGACAAAGGCGAGTATTTCGCATGTGTTGAAGACGACGTTGACCAAGTACAAACAGACATTGCTCTTATGGACACATGGTCTAAAGACGCTTCAGAGCGTATGAAGATTAAAATTGACCAAAGAGTATTGACTGACTTATTAACTGATGTAGCTGCTGCTAACAAAGGAGCAACTGCAGGTGCAATTTCTGCTGACCTTAATATTGGGGTTGCTAGTTCACCTATAGCTATTACTAAAAGTAATGCTATTGACCAAATAGTTAATATGGGTACTGTACTTGATGAGGCTAACTGTCCAGAGAGCGATAGATTTATCGTTATCCCTGCTAAGATGGCTGGTCACATTAAGTTATCTGACCTTAAAGATGCATCAATCACTGGGGATGGTTCATCTCCATTGAGAAATGGTCGTTTAGGAATGATAGATAGATTTACAGTCTATGTAAGTCACAACCTATACAAGAACGGAAGTGAGTTCAGCATTATTGCTGGTCACAAAATGGGGTTTACATTTGCGTCACAAATGACAAATATGGAAACAATTCGTTCAGAAACAACTTTCGGGAACATCATTAGAGGCCTACAAGTTTATGGATACAAAGTTGTAAAACCAGAAGCTTTATGCGTCGGTGTTGTTACCGTTTAACTTAGGAGACTAACATGGCTGCATATACAGACACGCATGGCTTTAATAAAGGTTCCGCGGCACACCCTGCTCAAGGAATTAATAGAGTCGGCTACATGGAAGTAAATTTAAACTTCGCTACCATAACTGCAGACAGAGCTACAGCAGGTGCTACGGCACTAGCGGCTGGAGACTCTATCGAAGTACTTAACATACCAGCGAACACTTTAGTGTTAGCGGTAGGTGCAACTACAGTAACTGCAGAAGGTGCGGCATCAACATTTGACATCGGTTTAACTGGTGGTGATGTTGATTTGTTTGTTGATGGAGGTGATGCTAACTCAGCAGGAACCACTTCATCAAACGGTGCAGGGCTAGATGGCGATAACCAAAGCCATTACTTTGCAGCTGCAGACACTATTGATATGCTTATTGGTGTATCTGGTGCTGTAACTGACAGTGCTGTAATTAAAGTATGGGCGGTTGTTGTTGACTGTTCATAATAAAACATAGCAACGGTCGGAGGGTAACTATAACCCTCCGAC